ATAACACCATCATAAATACCAATTTTGAATAAGCAAAATTCAATATCTATTTCATCAGCTTCATCCTTTATTTTCCAATTATGACCAAAAACTAATCTTTTATAATCCCAGTCCCACACTTTGATTATTTTCATTTTATTTCTCCTTTTATAAATCCTGTATCAGTTTTAACTCACAAGTTTCATTATTAAAAAAGGTAGGCATATCCCAAATTCTCGGATACTTAGGTTTATTTGCTTTATCAATAACAAAATGTCCATGCTCCCTATCAGTTTTTTTATCTATTAATAAAAATCGCATAGCAAATGACGGATACAAATCAACAAGATTCGGTGCAAACCATCCATCTTCCTTACCCTTTTCATGATTCTTTTTTAATTGCATAAAACTGATTAAGAAACTATTGCTTTTTAATAACTTGGTATTTATCTGTCGAAATAATTGATCAGTCTTTGCATAATCTATTGGATTAATCCAGTCAATAATAATTACTGAATTCTTATCAAATGTTACTTCATAAAATGGTGTTTCATCTTCGTATTCAAAATCGCCCTCTTTAAGCCCTAATCGTAATCCTATATCAATAAAATTCTTACCTGGTTCTGACTCAAATAATTTTGGTTTAATACCTTGATTAACTAATTGTTTAACAATATTCATTGCTACGTGAGTTTTACCACTACCTGTCTGACCGCCTATAAGCACGTGTTCGCCCCATCTAAAATGTGCTAAATGGTCTATATATGGAACCTTAACAGGTAATGGTTTACTAGCATTTATTAAACCTGTTTTCCAATTAGCGTACTTGATTAAAAAGTATTCATTCTTACGTCTGTAAATTTTATCTTCTTTAATTAATTCTACTAATACTATTGATAATCGTTTCTTATCTTCACCTTTTACTCTATTATGAAACGCATACATTTCTATTTCATCGGTTCTTGCTCTCTCTGCCTTCTGTAAAAATTCTAATATCTTTTTCTTTAAAAAATACATGTCTGTATTAGCATAACTACTAAGACTTTTTAATACTGTTGCTTCCAATCCTACATCTGGAATAGGTGGATTACAATGCGTTTTATTTAACATGTGTATAAATTTCCGTGTATCTCTTTCATCAAATTGCTGACGACATATACCGGTCATTTTCATTAAATACTCGCTCCGACCTTCGCCTTGTGGTACTATTCCAAAGTTAACTAATTCTACATCAGTTGGTGTGATAATTTCTTCACAACTATTTTGCTGTTTAGGCTGAACATTCCTCTGTTCATCTATTTTCTTTATTAATAATTCTTTTAATTTTTTTGGCATTTCGTTTATTTTATCACCAACCCAACTGCGAGTAGTATTTCCTACTTTACTTGGTGCACAAACAACTTGTCCTCCTGTGGTTTCAACATCTGTAAATATTTTTTTAATTCTAGTTTTTGGCAAATCTGATTCATGCTTATAAAATAATTGTAATCCGCCAAAGGTGATTTGATACGCTGTTGTTTTTTCTGGATGTCCTAATTCTGTTAATATTTTTTTAAGAATTTCTTGACTTTGTTTTCCGGCTTCTAACTTTTCATCTTCTGTGGCAATTCCTTGATACATTTTATCTTTAAGTATTTTTGGCATAGAATCAATATCTATTACTGTTACATTACTTACTTCACCCGTACGAATACCAACATTAAGCCCTTTATCAATCCAATCTTTCCATTCAACCGGGTCTTTATGTTCTTTCAATTGCCAGCTTTCTTCAATTGGTGCTTTTCCGTATTGTGGTCTTCCAGGATCATTTGAATTTTTATAAAGAGGAGTTAAACTAAACCCATTTTTTTGATACATTTCAAATAATTTAGCATTGTTGTCATTATCATTTTGAGTTTGAATCTTTATGTCCAGTATTTCTTTCAAATGTGTATAAATATCCTCATCTGATTTACTGGAAAATTCTGCCTCTATTATTTTAACAAAATCTATAATATCAAAATCTTTATTACAAGGAATACAATGAACTACATTTACATTCGGTATAACGCTGGCACTCATAGGGTCTTTATTACATACCGGGCATTTAACCATCACCAGTTTGCCGGACTTTTTAAGTGTCCACTCTTTTAATTTTAAATATTCATAAATTTTGCTGTTGATTAGTCGTTTATACACTGGCAATCCTTTCAGATATTATTTCATTTTAAATATTTTCATTAAATTATTTACTTCGTTATCCGATTCACATTCACAGATAATACATTGCCCATTTTTCAGTACTTCTTTTTTACCGCATACTCTACAAGTTCCAAATTTATAAGTTTCACTCATAACTGTTATCCTTTATTTTATTACTTAATGGATTCATATAATATGTGCCAACACGAACCACTGCCGGATTATCATACAACAAATACTGTTCCATCGTTTTTAACATAGGAAATTCACCAGGATTTAGATTATTACTTTTAATAAAATAATCATATTGTTTACGATGCCCAGCTAGTATCAATCCTTTAATTTCCATTATTTTATTTTCCTTTCTAAATACTTTAAATTCAAAATTATATAAATAAGCAATGCTCCTATAATTGCGAAGATAAATTGACCTATCCCACAAAAAAATCCAATAATACTTAAAGGTAATAAAATTGAAGCGGTTGTAATACCTTCAGAATTATCTGTGCCTATTCGTATTATTCCAGAACCAAGAAATCCAATACTTGCTACATAATATGAAATCGCTCTAATAGTATCAAATGAATTATTTAATAAACCAAATTGCAATGTAAAAATAGTAATTAATGTTGCACCTAATCCTACAAGCATTATTGTTCTAAGTCCTGCTGGTTTATCATTAGTTTCTCTTTCAATACCGATAAGAGAACTAAGCAATAATATTAATACTATCTTCAGTATAGCTATATGTTCTGGAAATATTATTTTTAAATATTCAATCACTTTAGATTCTCCTCTAAAAATTCTTGTACATAAATTCCTTTAACTACATTTGCCCTTGTATAATCCCATTGTATAAGAAAGCCATTGCGTGCACCAGCTACACTATAAACTAATCCTATTACGTCACCTTTAGAATTAAATACACCGCTACCAGACTGTCCGCCTATACATGGAAGTTGATAAACATCGTGTTCAATAGTTGTACCAGAGAATACTCCCTCGCCGTACATAAAAGGCCTTGCTAATGAATGACCGACTGTAAATACTTTTTCTGTAATTTCAGGAAACGCTAATCCCCGCACAACTGATTTATCTTTAAGTTTTCCTCTAATTTTAAGCAGTGCTAGGTCTTGTGTGTCATGTAATTTAACAACTTCACAATCTAGTTTTTCTTTTCCATCTAATATTTGTATTTTTACTGATTCTTTTTTATACCCACCAGCAACGTGCTTGTTTGTAAGTATATAAGTATTATAAGCATCAATTTTAACAATAATGCCCGTTCCACACCATTGTAATAATTCCTGTCTATAATCAACTGCAAGCGGAATTTCTATTATATATTCATGCGTATTTGGTTTAGGAATAGCAACTACTTCTCCAATAATAAACACTGTAACAGATTTAAGATATTTGTATGTTGGTTTTTTATTCATTTTATTTATTATCGTTTCAATATCTTTATCATTTTTAAATAAATTTTCTATGTTAGACCTGTTACTATTAATTTCTGCTCGATCTTTAGCCCAAAATTTTCCAAATCCTGTCATAGTATCTGCTAATGTGGTTACACCGTCACTTTGAAGAATTATAGCCGATGCATTAGATTGACAATATTTAGTATTTAAACCTATTCTATATGAATTTAAACCAATAAGCATGATAGCTATCATAACCCACAAGAACTTTTTTAAATCTTGAAAAATCTTCATCTCGACTCCTTTCTATTTTAACCTTGGATGTTCCTTTTATATGCAGCAAATATTTTATCAATCAGTTCTATAACATTATTTTCATCGACTCTACCAGTTAATGCTTTAATTGTTTCAGCTGTATTTCTTCCACAATTTTGAAGTTCTATACTTTGTCCAGTATTACGTGGCGTATAGGTTTGAACTGGTTTAGGCGTTACTTTACCCGTTGTTTTTTGTACAAATTCAGTATTAGTTAGTGTTGCAGTTGTGTTGTTTACTGCCGGAGGTATTTGTCCATTTGCTAAAATAACACTTTTAACCTGAAAGTCCTGGCCATTCTGTACATAGTCCAATTTAATTTCATCACCAGGTTTGTAATTAGTGCTGATTAATATTTTAACTGCTTCTGCTTTATACTGTTCATTTCCAACAATATCCATCCACTGTGCCTTTTTATCGTCCATTTCAACTTTCACCATACATTTTCTAAAACCTACTTGAATCAATTTCATTTTACTTCCTCCTTCTTTAGTTTCTCTTTTAATTTTTTCTTAGCTAATTTTTCCTTTTCTTTCTTCTTTTTAATCCTTAATAATTTCTTTTCCTCCTTTGCAACCTGATCTTCGTATGTCACTACTTTGTCTAGTTTATATATATCCATAAATGTTTCTGGAATTTTTCTACCCGGCAATCTATCTAATCTAATATCCTTAGTATAGTCTATCTTATCAAGTGCTGCTTTAATTGGTTCTTCCACAAATTCTGGTAACGATATCAAATTTACTAGCATTTCTCTGGTCGCTCGATCTTCCTTAGTTAATATAGGAGAAATTAAACCGTCCGAAACTTCCTTTTTTATTTTTTTAGCCATTAGTTGATAAACATTAAAATTATCAGGTTTAATTTTATATTTTTTACTCTTTGGATGTTGTGAAAAAATCTTAACATGCGGATAATTCCATAGCATTTGCCAATCCTCATCATATGAAACTAATACAATTTCTTTATCTTGAAATGGTTTATATCTGCATGCTACACTAGCAACATCATCAGCTTCAGTTTTATCGACGGAAATAACATTCCAATTAGTTGCTATATCAATATCGTCTAATAAATCTGTTGCTTGGTTAAAAATATTCTGCCAATTTAATCCCGAACTTTCTCGTTGCCCCTTTCTTTGACTTTTATATTCATCGCTATAATCTTTTCTCCAATTATTTCTAGCATCACATGCAACTATTATTAGATCACCCTGTGATACACCAATTATTTTTAAACAACTTAAAATCATCATCATAATCGAATATTTTATATCAAGATTAGCACCGTTTCTTAAAGCATAACCAGCTCGATGAACAAATATTGAATAATCTAAAATAATAGTTTTATATTCCATAATACTCCTTAAACTAATTCAGCAAATTCCCATTTAAAACCATAGGCTGTTTTACGTTTACCTAAACAACATACAGAAATAAAACCGTGGTCATATCCCAATTTTCGTTGAACCTCACTTGCACTCCTAAAAGATTTTAAAAATTTTCCTTCTAAATTATATTGATTAATTAGTTTAGATTTACTTTCTTTATTCATTTTAGCTATATTTTTACTTAATTCTATAAATCTACAATTTTCAAAGGTATAATTTTTATTACTATTTTTTCGATCAATAGATGGTGTTTTCATTAAATATGCTTTATCTCTAAACCAAAGTTGTTTAAGCTCGTCTGCTGTAATTAAACACTTAATCCTTTTACCACCATAATATTTATAATTAATATTTTTAGGATTATTACATCGCCGTTTAATGGTAACTAATGTTAATTTCCACGGATATTTCGTATAATATTGTTTCATTATTGTATTACAGCATTCTTTGCACCAATACTCTTTTCTATCTTTTGATCTTTTATGCGATGAAAATTCATCAAGCGTCTTTTTGATTTTACATTTTGTACAAATTTTAGATTTCTTCATCAAACACATTATCTCCCCAAATATCAATATACAATTGTGATTGATTTAAGCAATTATTTGCCTTATCATTATGAAATAATTCACCATTAACAATTCTATATTTTTCAAAATTTAAAACTTCGCATTTACAATATGCACAATATCCTATTATATTATCATCCATTGTTCACCTTCTTTTCACCAAATACTTCTTGAATTGTAAAAGGAAAATCGTCTAACTCTTTTGGTAATAAACCCTTTTTTACATCTATTTTAGTTTGTATAATACCCAATAAATTCCAAAAAATTGCGGCGGCATGGTCTTCATCCTTTAATTCATCTATTTCTTTCCATAAATGCCTCATAGTTGAATCGTAATATCTACTTACTGGCTGTCCCTTTCTCCAATTATTTTTATCATACTTAATACTGCCATTCTCATAGTGTTGTGCTAATCTTCTCATTGCCCCAGAATAAGAACCCTCTTGTTCTGATAAATATTCAATGATAAGCTTAATTGATAAATTAATTAAAGAAGTAGCACTTTGTTTATTAAACGCTAAAGTAGTATAACGTAATAAGTGTTTTTCTATTTGGTGTAAAATTCCCTCAACTTCTCCTTCATTATCGCCATAAATACTTGCCAATGCTTCCCCGGCTATTAAATGGGGCATTCCTTTTCCTTCGGAAGTATCTCGAACACTTCCTGTATTAAATATTTGTCTTTTACCCGAATCTACTACACTATTAAAATCTGCCATTATTTACTCTCCTTCAACTTATACTTTTTATCAATAAAATTAAAATATTCACTTTCACTATGAAATACTTCACCATCATTTATACTTAACCACTGTTTCAAACTTCCAGGTAATTTATATTTTGGCATTTCCGTGATTAAGAAAATTGGTATTTTGCGATCTGTAGCGATACCTGCTTCACCAAACGTTCCAACCGGATGATCGTTTTCATTTATTACACATGTTATCCAATCCGAAATTTTAACAGAATGGAAATCGCCAGGGATGTAAATTAAATTATAATTTTCATCCACCATGTTTCGACCTTCCCATATATATTTTGAATATTTTTTAATTAAATCTTTATTTCCAGATGCCACCCAACCATCTAATTTTTCTTTTAACACAGCAGATGTCATTCCTGTTCGCATTACTTCTGTACGAGTCGGATCTATTGGAAATACATTGCGTTTAACTAATCCATTAAATAGCGTTTCACGTTTAGATTCTCCACTATCACCTTCAGCGGTTTTTTCCATAGCCCCAATTAAATATGTGATATACTTAAATTCATCAATATTTTTCATACTATTTATTTTATCAATTAACACTTAAATCATCTCCTTTAATATCACCATTTTCAGCTTGTTTTTCCAATTCATATGGCATGACTTGTAATTGAAAGAAAACCTGCCATGCTAATTCGTAAGCTCGCTTAGTATCATCTGCCCAAGCTGTATGTTTATTTATTCTTTCAATCATTTCTTGATAAATAGAATGTGCTACAGTCCATCTCCTATTATTTTTCCATACCTTCATCATAATATTATAAAAATAATAACATTTATCGCCAACTGCAAAATCAGAAATAGAACTTATACGAGTTATTAATAAATTTCTTACGCCTAGTTCACTTAAATCACCAATTTTTTTCCGATCTTCTTGTTTTGTGAATGGCATTATAGCACCTCCTTTAGTCGATGTTTTATTATTCTTAGTTCATTAAAATCTTTTACTATCTGTGGTGTGCACCGTCCTCCTGGTATTTTATATTTAACAGTATCATTTTCAATATCGATTATACGATAGTCAGCTAGATTTTTTTCCAACTCACAAATTCTATTTCGTATAGCACTAAATAAGTTATCTAAATTCCAATCCTGTATCATTTTATTTTCTCCTATTTAACAAAGTATAAAAATACATATAATACAAACAATGCTAAATTAATACCAGCAAACTTGAAATTGTAATTTGTTAAATTTATTATGCACATTAGTGCAAAACAACAAGTAGCTATTATCTGTAACATTCTTTCATACATAAATTTATTTTTCTCCTACTTTAAGTATATCATATAACCTATACAGTTGTCAAGTTTTCGATATTTAATTTAGGAATTATAAATAAACATAAAAGTGTACAGCCACTGGCTATTAATACATTTACAGAGTATCCAAAATTATCATATATGACACCACCAAATGCATATCCTATCCTACTTGCAAGGTTATTAGCAGATGTAACTAATGCATAAAACAATGCTTCACTTCCTGTAGGTAATATTTTAACCATAAATGACATTATAGCCAAGAAAGATATACCTTCAAATGCACCAAATAATACACTATAATAAATTAAAAACCATTTACTAGGTATATATAAATAAAATAAATTAGTTATTGCTCCAAAAATAATTGTAAAATATAACATCTTTTTCAATGGGAATTTATATGCCTTCCAATAATATAAAGCATAACCAACCATACCGACCACTGCTCCTATCGCACCAACATAGCCTAAAAACATTTTATCAATAAATAGTTCTTCTCTGCATTTAATCATTAGTCCTGTACCAAAGGAGGGGCTGAATCTGAGTAAAATAATAAATGTTAATCCTAGTAAGAAATCACTGTTTTTTAAATACTTAAATATAGCCCATGTAAATTTCTTAACTTCCTTAACCGGTTGTTCAAAATACCTTGTTTTAAGGTATATTAAGGCACTTATTGGTATTATTAGGCAGATTGCATAGGCTGCCTTATAATTTAACGGCGTAGGTAGTACAGACGCAAGATATGCACCTAATAATGATACTATTAAGCTACAAATAGCCAATGATGTCCATTGAACCGCCTGAATCCGCCCCTTCAAATCGTGTTCTCGCTCTAAAAGACACATCATTTTATCATTAGCAACGTCGGCTAAAGCTATTCCAATATTTATTAATAATCCTGTTATAATAAGACTGATTAAATTAAGTCCAAATAAAACAACATAACCTATGCATGCAATCATTAACCAATATGATACATAAAGGTAATATTTAGATTGGTATCCTTTTATTGGTTTATAATCTATAAGATACCCCCACAAAATTTTTGTGTACCACGCTAGACCTGTTATTATCCCGATTAAACCAATATTTGTAGCAGATAACCCCCAACTTTCTCTAGTAAGATAATAAAGACATTGATCAGGAAGTCCAGACAAACCTTGATTACTATAACATATTACAAAGAAAACAAATGTCCAAAACGAAATTTTATAATTATTTGTTTTCATTATTTATCCCATCAGTTTCAACTTTTTCTATCAACATTGCACCATCTCTAACTTTTATTCTAACATGTCCTGTGCCTACATATAATGTAAAATAATATTCTAATTGTCTCCAGTTCATTGGTTCTACTTGTTCATTATTTTCTTTAAAAACATCCATATACTCATATTGCCATTTTGTTTTATTCATATTCATTTTATATACCCTCCTATTAATATTAAATAACCACCTACTAATAAAAAATACCAATAGCCAGATGGTAACCCTTTTTTATCCTTTTATTACGGCTAATGGTTGAAGTTTAACAACAATATCTACTAAATCTTTCTGCTCTTCCATAACTAAATCAATATCCTTATAAGCTGAACTTGCTTCATCTAAATCTTTTTGGGTACGAATACTATGAATTATACCTTGAGATTCTAATAATTGTTTTTCTTCTTCAAGATTCAATTCATTCCTAGCTTTTTTTCGTGACATTTTTCTACCTGCACCATGCGAACAAGAATTAAAGCTTTCTGGATTCCCTTTACCAATTACAATATATGATGATGTTCCTTGACTTCCAGGAATTATACCATATTGTCCAACCTTCGCAGAAGTAGCCCCTTTACGATGTACCATTACATTTTTACCAAACTGATGCTCCATTGCTGCATAGTTATGAGCAATATTAATTAATGAATTTCTACATTCTTGTAAACCTATAAAGTTGTTATCGAATAAACCTTCTTTAACAAATACATCTATAATTCGCTCCATCATTAATTTTCTGTTAGCATATGCAAAATCTACAGCATATGTCATAGCTTCTAGATATTCTTGTCCTTCATTTGTAGCCAATGGTAGAAAAGCTAATCCGTCTTCTCCTTTAAATGATGTGATATTAGAATACCATTCAGTACATAATTCTTGTGCTTTTTTGTTGTAATATTTAGCTATTTTATATCCGAAATTTCTACTTCCAGAATGTAGCATTATCCAGATAATACCATCCGAGTCTTTTTGAATTTCAATAAAATGATTTCCTCCTCCAAGAGTACCAAGTTGATAATGAGCTGATTGCCATTCTTTTTGAATAATAGAAAGTCTTGGTGTTTTTCTAAATCCGCACCAAGATTGTTTTTCTGTTTGATGATTTTTTCCTACAGGTATAACTTCTCTTATTTTACATAATATATAATCTAATAAATTTTTATCTATATTTGTCAATCCTGTTTTAACAGCACACATACCACAGCCAATATCAACACCAACTGCATTAGGAATAACAACACCCTTAGTTGCAATGACTCCACCAATAGGCATCCCATATCCTTGGTGCGTATCTGGCATAAGATTTACCTGTTTGAAAATAAATGGTAAGCTACTTAAATTATATGCTTGCTGTAATGCTCCTTCTTCTGGATTGTTACACCATGATTTTATCGGTACATTTTTACCTTCAAATATTTTCATTACAACTCCTCATTTTAAATTTGGCAGTCACGCCTGGACTCGAACCAGGATTAACGGATTAACAGTCCGCTGTCCTACCATTGGACGACACGACTTTTATCAATTATATAATGTTCTTCTCTATGACAATTTGAACATAATAGTATACATTTTTTAATTTCTTTTCTATATTTTTCAATTTTACAAAGTTTTATTAATTCTGAAAGCTCAATTTCTTTTGAATCTTTATTAATATGATGCCATTCTAAAGCTTTAGGGCATTTATTATAACCACAATGCTTACATCCGATTTGAATTTTATGTTTATGAGCCGTTTTTAATATTAAAATTTTAATTTGTTTATTTCTTTCAAGTTTAGTCAATCCTTCTGGTATACAAAGAAAACAAATTTTTCGATTGTGCCCACCACTACCTTTTAAATTTGGTTGAAACTTACTATTACAGATTATACATGTTTTCATTTTAATATTACTTTCGTTATGTCCTCTTAAATTGGTTCCAAGCCGAGCGACTTTCCAAACTAGCCTACTCCCAGACTTATTAATTATTTTATCCCTCACTTTAATTATACCACATTACATACTGATCTGTCAAGTTGCCCAATCATCTCTTCTGCTGTTAACCGGCCATAATATAAACACATAAATTTATTTTGTAAATCTATATCATATTCGCTCATCATATTCTCCTTAAATTTTAATTACTTTATCAGCATATCGTTTTAGTTGACTGACAACATTAAATTCTTTTTGTACTACTTTTTTTCTAAAGTCACTATTCTCATTTTCTTTTTTTCTTTTCTTTCTAAATTTTAAAGTCTGTTCTGGATTTCCTTCAAGATGAATAACATAGTTTGCTTTATTAAATTTTTTAAGATATCCAGCGTATAATCCTTCCACAATTATATAATTAACATCTTTTACGCCGTATATAGTTTCTTCGTTGTAATTGCTAGTATATTTATTAATTACAGGAATTATTAGAATATCTTTTTTAGATTTAAATGTTTTAATTATACTTCGTAAAAGCTTCCAATCAATTTCCCTAGTACCAACCGATTTAATTCCCTTACGTTTTCTTATTCTATTTCTATCTTTAAAATGTGTAATGTATAAATCATCTAAAGAAATTAAAATAGTTCTTTTATTTTTCTTATAAAGTAATTCTTGTAAAACTTCTCACAGTTCAGATTTTTTTGTACCTGATCCACCTTGAATGCCTATAACACTTTTATCTGAAAGTTTTAAAATACTAGATAATAAATTTTTTCCTTTTTGAATATCTAATTTTTTAATATTTTTAATATCACCAATCATTTATTATCACCCGCTAAGTATTGTGAACATAAAGGATTAACACATACCTTTTTTCCGTCACAAGTTAATTCCAATTCATATCCACAATCGCAACATCTTGCCATAATTAATTCTCCTTGTCTTTCTCAAGTATTTCTGGAAATAATTCTATCATCAACCATAAAGCGAAACATAATATAAATATCACTGTTTCATCTATCATTCGACCTCCGTTTATTTTATTTCTCTAATGCTATCTATATATTCAAAACATATCGGATACATTTCATTATTATATTGAAGAATATAAATATTATTTTTCCCTACTTCGATTAATTTACCAACAATACAACGCTCCTGAAAGCATGTTGAAGCTAAAACTATAACTTTCTTTCCTCTAAAACTTAGAAAATAATCTTTAGCAGAGGCTAAAACTGAAGTACATAAACTTAAAACTATTAAACCTATTACTAATACACTAATCAGTTTTTTCATATCTTTCTCCTTAATTATATTTTAAAATTGATTCGAGATAGTATTTTTTAATCTGCCTTTTATATTTTCTTTTCATAGACGCTAACCATTTACGGTATTGTTTCATATCTGTTAATTGAAACCTAAAAACACCATCTTTAGGGTCTCTAGCGTATTCTAATCCAGTACTGTTATGTAGAAATACTTCTAATAAATAATTGTCAACATGCATGGACATCTCCTTTTAAAACTCCACGTTAAATCCTAAAATAGTTCTATCATCACCTCGATAGCCTTTTCCTACACCAACATTAAAATATGTATTCTCAAATATAAATCCTTTAATCTTATAACTTGCTGAAATGTATCCGCCTTTATTTGTTGCTATTACTTCTGTGCGGAAATTCCATAATCGTGTAAATCGGTACCCCACACCAGCCTCAACGCCAGTATAATTTAACCCACTACCTACACCGTAAAAGCCAATAAGTTTACTCTCAAAACCATATGGGCGTAATTTAGCTGATTGTGGCACGTCTCCTACCTTTACTTTAGCATATGTGTCCTTAGTATCAGCGTTTATCCAATCCCATTTATTTGAGTCCTTAGATTTATGTACAGCTAATCTTTCAAGATACTCATATCCCTTTGGTGCAGGCATTGTTATTTCATCTTTATAACCAATATCAATAACTGCTTCTGTGTTCTGTAATCCCTGCCAATACCAATATCCAGCAAACATAGTTATAATTACAACATATATAATAACCTTTCTCAAATTAAGAATAGATACTAAGTCCTTAGACCATTCTACCTTATCCCTAATAGTTAATAATCCTTTTAAGAATTTCGCTTTATTAAATTTGGTTTTCATTTTAGCCTCTCAATATATGATACTGGCGTATGCCACGATTTTTCTTCCTTTCAATAGCTTTACAAATAACCTCTTTATCAAATTCACAAACCCATAAATTTTGGTCTATACACTTTTCCTTTATAATTCTTCTTTCTTCGCATCTATATATGTCTTCAGAAAAATAAGAACCTAGCCCTAACGGTGTTGTTACATATCCATTGGGTTCAGGAACCAAACCGATATCTTGAGCCATCTCTAAAGATATTCTTTTCATCATTTTTTCTTATCTCCTATTTCATTTTCAATAACAAAAGACCTTTTATGCGTTCCTTGTTTATCAACTACTGTCCACACCATTAAAACACAATTAAACAACTAATTAATTTTTTGATATTGAGACACCCGAGCATCACCAGACACCCGAGCATTGCCATACACCCGAGCATTGCCATACACCCGAGCATTGCCATACACCCGAGCATTGCCAGACACCCAAGCATTGCCATACACATGAGCATTGCCATACACATGAGCAGTAGCTGCTACAAATCCTCCGATAGTTTTATCTGGATTTATATGGCGTTTATATATAACTCCATCATATTTAACTGTTTTTATATTTAAACTTAATCCTTTAAATTCACCAATCGTTTTTAATATTTTCATGATATTATCTCCTTCGGTCTTTTAAATGAATTTTATTTTACAAAATAACCTTTAATCTTATTCCAAAATTTTTCTCTCTGTTTCTGTGCGATAAATTTCTTAGTCCGTTGATCTATTTCTGTTACCACTTTTTTAACACCTTTAGCTTCTTTCTGTTTTGCAGTGTCAGCTCTTATTAATGCTTCTAATATATATATCTCACAAAGTTCATCAGTATACTCTTTTGTTCCGCCCGGAATAGCCATATATTCTATGAACCTCTGAAATGCCTGTGCATTCTTTTTATCTTCTTGGTTTTCAATAAGAGTGATATCTTTAAACATAAATTTAGTAACACGGGCTGCGATTTCTTTATATCTCATTTTAATTTTAGCCATGATTATTTTCCTTTATTTTCTATCAGTTCAATTTTATCTATTTTAAATTCAGTAATTAATCTGCCTTTCACTAATGATAATTCGGTCATTATTTTGCCAGATGTATTAATCAGCAAATTAGGGAAAATCTAATGTTGTTAACTATTCCAGTGCCCTTGCCTATCTTACATAGCTTGCCTTTATTATCATTAGCTATACCTTTTAAACAATCAACACTGAATTTATGGCCGTTAGTTACCCGACTAAAGATTACAAATGTACCTGTTAACACAATTATTTCCTCCTATTCTAAGTATACACCACTATATAGTTAGTTGTCAAGTTTACTTTATAAATCCAGATAACCATAATCCAAACCCCATTCCAACACCGCACTCGACCATTTTCCAAGGGTCATTTATCCATATTGGAATATTAATTTCCTTTTTAATTACCGGAATTATTATTTTATGTGTTTTACACATTTTATTAAATATCTTTAATTGTGCCAATTTATTTAATGGAAATATTCTAAATCCCAATACAGCAATTAATATGTATACCCATGTCGGTTTGTCTGACTGTAGTATCATATATGGAAATAAATAATACGACATACTTATAAATCCTAAATAATTTAATGGTTCTTTTGCTTCATCTTCTATTTGTAGATAATCAACCTCACCATCCCGATATACATAATCAATCTGTTCGCATGTTTTGCCATAACCCAATAGTCCTTCAACCAATGCTAAGCATAACACTGCTAAACCACCCCTGATACTGAATACTGATAGCATTGGAGTGCATAAACAAAATGTACCAATAATAACAAATGCTGTTAATAATGCCCTCCAGTAGCCATGTATACATCGAATCCACGCACCTCCACGAAACATCCAAGCCAAACCACATATAAACAGAAATAAAAATTTAATCATCTAATCCCCCTTTTAGTTTTGTCTTTAAATTCTTTTTGACTCACTTGTTCGCCAGCAATATAATAAGTAAACGATCCTCTTATTTCATCACCACATATTTTACACAAAAAACTTCCATCCTCAAAAATTGATTCTAATATAGAATGGTGCCTAAATTTTTTACATAAAATACATTTAAATAATTTTTGTTTATTATCCATAATACTATCCTTTCATTTATGTTTCCAAACAAATCCATAAGCCGTTTTATATCTTCCTAAACAAGCACTGGAAATATTGCCCTGACTAAATCCTAAAGATCGCTGTATTTCTTTTCCCGTCTTCCATGTTTTAATAAAATCACCATTTAAATCATATTGATTGACAGGTTTTTCTTGTCTTGTTTTATTTTGCCTCTCAATGTTTAATTTAAATTCAATATATCTACAATTACTAAATTCATAATTTCCATCGTCATCTTCTCTATCAATACTTGGTTTTTTCATTTCATATGCTTTATCTCTAAACCAAAGTTGTTTCAATTCTTCAACGGTTATTAAGCATTTTATACCTCTACCGCCATAATTTTTATAAGAAATATATTTTTGGTTATTACATCTTGTTTTTATCCATTGATATGTGTTTTTCCATGGATATTTCTTATAATAATCTTTAATTGTTTGATAACAGCATTTTTTGCAATGACTGCTTCTATTATCTTTATGTGGTTTATTAACGGGAAATTCTATCAACAATTTATCTTTTTTACATTTAGTACAAATTTTAGTTTTCATTTCATCCGCCCGGACTTTTGTATAGTATCAATATCAACATCTAAATAATGATCGTCTATCGTTTTTACGCTTATACCTACCATAACAGCAATTTCTTTCATGCTATATCCTAATTTATGCAAGTGTGTAACCGCTGTCTTCTTCATTAAATGTGGAAATAAATTAACCTGCCCCTTAAAATAACTTTTTAGCTTAATAAATATCCCATTAACTCCCTGCTCGCCTATGTTAAACGCATTCTTTGTTTCCGGCTCAGTATCAAAATAATCCTTAATAACTCTCGCCACCTTTCTTGGAAAGATAAATATATGATCCTTCTTAGTTTTCTTTAGATACACTGTTAATCTTAAATTAGCTAAATCAATTTTATCCCTTGTTAATAATGGCACTTCACATTTTCTCATGCCGGTGTATGACATTAAATATACTACTGCCTTAACTTTATATGGATTCTGAAAATTAAGATACTCAATTGCCGGAAGCATTTGTTTTTCTACAAAATCCATAGTTAAACTATGTATCTTTTTATGTTTAGGTTTAGTATACTTTGGTAGTATAATACTCTGTTCAGTATATTTAAAGTACGGTCTTAGTGCGTTAATACATAGATTCATATAAGTACCTTCGGCTTCTGTTACTCGCTTAGTTAAGTAATCATCAACTGCTGCCTGTGTTATTTTTGGGCATGAGGTTAATAATTGTTTAACCTGAAATACATAAGCCTTGGCTGTACTTAGTGTCCTGCCGTTACGTACTAAATAATTTTTGAATTCTAAAAGTTTTTCTTGCATATTATTTCACCTCTATCGTTTAATTCCTAATGCCAGTTTAATTTTCTGCCTGTCTTCAACATCATAAGGTGTAAATTTATTAACTAATTCTATATAGGATTCTTTCATTACAGATGTTAAATGATTTAGCCGTGGTTCATCTTCAATTAATTTTCGTGCCTTCCAGTTTTTATAAATAAACTCTCTTATTTTCTCTATATCTTCATTAACATTTTTTAATTCTTTATCAAATGGAAATTCTTTTCCTCTGGTATAAGCATTTCCTAAATGTTTAAGCAGTTGGAGAAATAGATTATGTTTCTTTAATGCCTTAATATAATTCCCTTCCTGGCTAAAATGATAATTATCAATATACAAATCTGCCTGACCCAATGCAATGTCAAATAAATTACCTTGATTATTCTTTTTTAGATTTTCAAAAAAATTATACAATGATGTACGTTTTGGTTTTGATGTTTTCATTTCGGGTCTACCTTTCTTGGAATTATGGTATAGTCCGGCTCATCTAATTCGATTAATACTTTGGTTATCTTTCCATGACTTGCTTCATTAACCTGTAGAAACTCTAACATAATTAGATACTTTTCGATAACTCTTTTCATTGTTGTTGTATCATTATCTGCCAATCCAGAATAATCTTTAAATATTTCGATCATTAAATTTGTAAACGGATAACTATTAAAAACAGTATTTGCTTTTGGTGCGATACATAGGTCAAAAACCAAATGAGTTAACATTTCATAAACATCTGAATTACGTATATATTCGACTTCTAATGCATTACGTTTAGCGTAAATCTTTTTCAAATCCTTTATTATATCATCACTTCTTTTAAACCAACCCTTTGCATATAATATTACTTGACTATCTGCGTTTTTCATAATTTATATCTCCTCTTTTATTTTAACAACTTTATCTTCTTTATATTTAAAACCAACTTTATCAGCAGTAAATCTTGAAACATAATCACCAAAGGGAGTTTTAACCCATTCATACTGTCCTGATACTTTAGAAGCAAATGTTAATGCTTTAAATAATATTTCTTTATCAAATTTTACACCCGAAAACGTTCTTGCACCATTTTCATACCAAGCAGAATTTCTAAATTTATAACCTATATGATGAACTGCCCACCAAGAGGGTAAACAACTGCGAGATTGAGCAGGTGAATAACTGACAAAATATTTATCACCTAAATTTGCTATATCATAAGTATTATATATTTTACGTTCTCTCAATTTATCTTTCTGTGTCATTATTTAATCCCTCCAATAGTTTTACTCCGTTACCCATAGGTTTTGCAAAATCATGTAACACCTTTAAAATTTTAATGTCAACAATATTAAGTCCGTCCTTAACTATGTTTCTAAATCTCAATAGTTTATCAACATCTTTAATCACTAAATAATCTTCTAGCATTGTTATAGATATTCTGGGCGATAGTTTACAATTCTGTGCAATACGTGTTATTACCTCGTTTGGTACATTATAGCTGTCATACATCTGTTGCTTATACTGTTTAACTATCTGTGTTATTTCAGCCGGCGTATATCGACTAAATCTAATATGTGTTGATAGCCTATCTAATGTATCAGAAGACCGCTTAATTAAAATATGTTTATTAATCGTGGCTCCGATAAATATAAATGGCTTAACTTGTTTCCCGGCAACTGTAAAATCTTCCAGTATAGGATTTAATGTTTTTAAATATTTTGGTTTTATAGTTTCAATTTCATCTACAAAGAACACGATATTTTTTTCCTGACTGGAATTAATTTCATTGATTATATTGATTAAATCTTCATCGCATATCTGCTGCCCAACTCTTTCAATAAGTTTAGCGTCTAATTCTTTGGCGATTAAATATGCCATTGTAGTTTTTCCGTGTCCTTGAATTGCATCAAAAAGAAAATGTGTTTTAATTCCCATATTAATACGCTGAATGTTAAGTTTTATATTCTCTTTGTTGTTCTCCTGTCCGATAAACTGATTGAAATTCTCTGGTCTAAAGGTGTATTTTTTAACATCTTCCTTATTATCCGGGCAATAGCTTTTAATCTTGCTAATGTCAAAGGAAGCCTCTTTTAAGACTAATTCCTGTGGCTTGTCCTTCTCTTCGATCTGCTCTAATAAGTCGCTTAGATACAGTTCTGGCGGTATTTCTGGCTCCTCTTTAATATTAGATTGCATGACAACCTCTTCTTTAGGTTCCCATATACATGATAGAAATTCAAGACATTTTAACATGATATATCGCCCTCATATATTAATGATTTTAAGGTATCCTTAACAACTTCTGCAATAATGTTTTTATCTATTAACTTATATTTATCATATATGATTAACTTACCTATTGTTTGGTTTTCTAATTCTTTTTGGTGAATATTCATTATTTTATCCCTCCATTTCATGCAACGCTTTAAAATACATTGCTTTATATATCCTTCTTTGATTGTCTGTTAAAACTAATCTACCATTATTAATGATATCTAATATTCGCTTTTGTCCTAGCTCTTTTATATTATGCTTCATGCTGTCAATAGCAATTATTTCTCCCAATTCTTCTGCTGTATATTGTTTATCATTCATAAATAACCTCACCAATAACCTTACACTGTTTACATCTTACTTTTCCCGCTTGTACTGTAATAACATCTTCTTTTTTAACCTCACACGCTATCAATATCTCTCCTTCATCCCAATATAACGCAGTACTTAAATGTATATCAGACGAACATGATGTGTTACATAAATTTGGATTTTCTACTTTAGAAATTTTTCCATCTTCATATATAAAGTTGGGGTCATAACAAGATTTATATTTTCCTTTTGAAATTTTATTCACCCTCTTATAAAGTATAATTTTTTCGTTAACAAAAACAATACCTAATTGTGCCATCACCGAATATGATATATTTTTTAATGATTTAGTAATAAAACCTGTTACAATTTTTTGATATTGAGACACCCGAGCATTGCCATACACCCGAGCATTGCCAAACACCCAAGCATTGCCATATACATGAGCATCACCAGACACCCAAGCATTGCCATACACCCAAGCATTGCCATACACATGAGCATCGCC